TAATTAATTCTATCAATACATCGTGCAGGGCTGGTATAGCCTGCAATTTCTTTCATAAGATCAACCGCATTATGAGCCGAATATAATGCCTCGTTGAAATATTCAATTTCAGAGTCAAAGCAATGCCATGCTAACCACATAGCCCAGCGTGAATGACTAATCTCTTTCCTGAAAGAGTGAATTACCAGACCATCATGGTCTTTGATGATCTGGTGTTTGGTTTGAGGTTGTTCAATGAGCATCGTGTGGATTCTCTTGAGATTTCTGATTCTGTTGCTCTACGGCAACGATTTCACCATCAATACCACGGTTTTGTATCCACTTTAATGCAGATGCTACATCAGGCGTTTTACCTGAACCCTGTTTGATGTTCTTCCACATCCAGCCAAGGCGACCAGACATAAAGTTGACTGTCCAATCAGATCCTTTGACTTTTTGGAACTTTGCTGTTGCTGTTTCACCGCCAAAGAATGTCAATTGGAATGTCATCAGGTAATCCTGATTGTCATCGTACTGTGGTTGCCTGTAATCAGGCTTTCCGTCCTCTGTAAGAGCAAATTTAATAGATGCATCGTAGAGCATCTTTGATGCACCAAACCATACTTCCGTAGGTTCTGATGATGCAGGTTCCTGCAAGTCTTTCAGCATTTGCTGTAACATCAGCATAGTGTTGTTTTTAACTAAATCATCAACATCAACTGAGATGTCTAAATTCTGGATTTGCTCTGCTACTGATTTCTTTGTAATACGCATATCTAATTCCTATAAATAGGTTAATAGTGTGGAGCCTACATGCATTTGCAGGCCCCAAAAGGAAATTTCCTTTCACAAGAAATAAGGAAATTTCTAATCGTGCTACTCACCATTGAGTCAAGCACAATCCGTTGTATGCAATGCGAAGCTATAACTGTTTGACTAATGCATCCCATTCTTTTTGTTTCTGTGTAGGTGTTTTGTTGCACCATTGCTCCCAAAGCTGACCTCGTGGACGAAATCCGTTTACATCCTTAAACAGATCAGAATACAACTCATCCGAGTAGGTGAAATCTTTGTCAGCCATATTGCATAACTTATCATCAAGCTTTTGCAGTCGCTTGGTCATTGATGCCAACTCTTCAACCCATGTGTCCGTGTCAAATGTATGTGTAATTACTTGACGAACACCATTGATAACGAATGGTTCACCTGTAATTTTAACTTTAGCCATATCTGCTCCTATCTATGTTGTTTTTGCAGGATCTCAAAGGGGAAATTCCCTTCACAAAGGGCAGGGGAATTTTCCCAAACGTGTACCGAGATAATGTACTAAGAAAGGAAACTGATCCTAAAAAATGCACTGCTGTATGCATCGCTCCAAAGCAAAGGCATAGTGACATGGAACATGGCACGACTTTGCCCTGTTGTATCAGGTATGCTGTTAAAACTGCTTTATAGCGATAGAGATAGAGGCGAGTATTAATCGAAGATTAATATGTCTGAGCCGAAAGCTCGGGCCGAAGGCATCGCCCAAACCAAGACTCAAATACTCAATAAAATACCTATTAAGAACATCACAAAAACTGCAATATACAATAACCTGCATATCCGCAACTCTATGATATTACTCTGTAATAATAATTAGCTTGACTCTGACTTGTAACCCCTTCTTATACTAACTACCAAGCACTCATGACCTCCATGATTCATACATATCATCCTTGATGTAACTAATACTATTACCTCACAAGTTACATATCTTGTTATGCTACTGTTACTGGATGTAGGTTATGTAGCACTCTCCATACATGGTTCTTACGTTGTCACTGCGTAGCCATGCCTGTACTATACCCTGCTTGAATCTACTTCAATGTTACTAGGCCGTGATATGACGATACTGCTTTGCTCGCAGTATCTAGGGTTGCGTTCAGCAACACTAGAGGCGAGCGTAATGGTGTGTACTAAACCCTGCTGATATTAATTATAATATTCCTACACCGGAATGATTGTGTTATATAATATCTGTAACTAAAGGGGTGGGGGGAACAAAACTGGCAGGCAGTTGTTGTGTAGACCTCCCTTCTCTCTATTTTGGGTTAGAAATAGTAGTTATAACATATAGCCAAGGAAAACCATGTCAGAGAATGAAACAGATAAACGTATTAGGAGCAGAAAAGTTAAGCTGGACACAGCATTTAAACGTGAACTAACAGTAAGAAAAGAGCAGAAAGCTAAAGGGCGAATTGCATCTCCTGGAATACTTGATTATAGGACTCCAACTCGTAGTAATGAGGTAGCTAAAGCAGTTGAAAAAGTTGTAAAAAAAACTCCAGATCAGTTTAGGGCTGATGTTAAAATGGATAGGGACGTACAATCTGCAAAATTAGCCAATGCAAGGAGAACAGGAGTTGCACAACCACCGAGTGAGTTTTCAGTTGGAAGAAGGCAAGCCAAAGGAGAAGGGCCTTCTATGGCGAAACGAACATTAGGTGCTGGTCTTATTAAAGATATTAAGATAAGAATGATGAAACATATTCCTGGCAAACTTAAAAAGACATATTAGGAGGTATATGGCAGGTAAAGCAGGTATTCCGATCAGTTCTTATTCTAGGACGACTTATATAGATCGTGATAAGAACGAGGTAAATCGTGTTACAAGAGATAAGGATAAGCAGTCTGGTTTTCAGACAACCAAACGTGAATGGCGAGAAACAGGATCAAGATCACCATTTCGTAAAGACATAAGCAAATTATCAGGTCCGAATCCTCAAATGGGGAATGCGTCTTTAGGTGGGGATGAAAGAATAACTGTGAATAATAAAGAGATGTATAGTAAGATCCGCAAACGGATGATGTAATGATTACAGACAAGCAACAGAAGTTTATTGAGTATTATTGCGAGACAGGGGAGCAATTAGAATCTGCTAGAAGGGCAGGTTATAAGGACACCCCTGCTCTTTATCATCAGGCGTATAAGCTAAAAAGGGAGTTAGCACCTGAGATTGCCAAGCGTATGGCAGAAAGATTTGCTGACAAGGCTCCTAGTGCGCTTAATACGATTAATGAGCTAATGTTGAATAGCGATTCTGATGCCATTCGTCTACAAGCATCAAAAGACATCATGGATAGGGCAGGCTATAAGCCCAAGGATAAGGTTTCTATTGAGGAAGATAAGAAGTCCGTCAAGGAACTGGAAGCAGAACTTGTCTTGCTTGTAGGCAGGGAAAGGGCAAATATCCTACTAAAGAAAGAGGGAAAGGAGGAAAAGCCTCAATCTACAGAGATATTGCCCGATCCCGAAGTAGAAACGCCTAATCATGTAAATTAATGGCGAAATGGTGGGAAGAATCCCTTCTTAAACACCAGAAAAGCGTAGCCAATGTACTGGTAAACCAATATCGGTACAAGAAGTGGGATGTTGCCTACAGAAAAGCAGGCTGGATTCTCCAAGAACTGGAAAAAGCTTCCAAATCCTTCTCAAATTCTCCAACAATTAGCCAAAATGCCCAAATAACCGAAAGGTTACAGGCAATGGGTAGTCGTGCTTTACGTGAAATCAACAAATCTGTTAAAGACAAGACCTTGAAGCAGGATGCACAGGTCATGATGGAGGTTTGGCAGGAGCTATATAAGAAAAGCCCTACAGATGTACGATTACACCAACGATTACGAGCCTTAGATGATGAGATATACCAACAATTGCCTCATCGTAAATTAGGGAAGGGGGAATTCCGCAAAGTTAAGAATATCGATGTCCCATTAGGAGATGTTGGTTATCAGGAACAACTTGAGCGTGTTGATGAAGGTTTTAAGGAAACAACTCGCCCGAATTCCGACAAATATAAGGTTGTTAAGCCAGAAGAAGCTGGTCCTACCACTAAAGTCAAATCTCGACAAGGAGATATGCTTAAAAGGGGCGAGGAAACTGCTGTTGACATTGCATGGGAGTATTCAGATGCAGATATTGAAGATACGAGCGCAAAACCAGTTGCAGAACCACCTGAAGAGTCCAAAATACTTAAAACGGCAAAAACGATTGGAAAAGCGGTCAAACCAGTCGCAAAAGTTCTTGGACCTATTGGAGTCGGCCTTACAGTCGCAGATATAGCCGAAGCTCACGAGAAAGTCATTAAAACAAATGAGTCTGGTGGTCGTGATAGGAATTACCAAAGATCGTATGAAGAATTTAGAAAGAGAAACCCTAAAACGCCTTATGACCACATAAAAGGACTAATGATGGAGGCGTTTCAGTGAGTTTAGAGAAAACTGTTAAGATACTTAGCGACATAGAGGATCAGAAAGCACACAATCAGCTTTTCTACTTTGATCCTTATCCTTATCAGAAGCAGTTTCACAAAGCCGTTGATATGCAAGGTAATCCTGCACAACAAAGGCTACTTATGGCTGCAAATAAGGTAGGTAAAACAGTTGCAGGCGCATACGAGACAGCCATACATTTAACAGGTGAATATCCTGATTGGTGGGACGGACATCGCTTTGAAAGACCTGTTAAAGTCTGGTGTGCAGGAATGACCACTTCTAACACAAGAGATATTGTTCAAGCAGAGTTGTTAGGGGAGCCAGGAGATCCAGAAGATTGGGGTAAAGGATTTATACCTAAAGACCGAATCCTTACTACTGAACGGATGCCAGGTATTCCCAACGCCATTAGCTCAATAACGGTTAAACATATTACTGGTCGCAACTCTAGACTCTGGTTTAAATCGTATGAGCAGGGTAAAGAGCAATGGATGGGTAAAGCCGTAGATTTGGTTTGGTTAGCCTCTTC